ACCTAGTAAGGGTGTATTATATGTTAGATGTGGTGATTTTAATGCTAATATCCATATTGATAGTGTAATAGTGGATAACCGACATGAGTATATTAGACCTGTAGGAGTTGCTGATTTATATGTAGATTTGCGTCCTGTTCTACAATTGTATCAACAACTAAATCGAGAAGCAAATGCTTTTGAGCTTGTTAGAACATGGTTGAATGTGGAATCTGGTAATCTAAAAGATTATGCTTACGCTTACTTTTTATACAACAATTATGCACATGTCTATGGTATTAGTAGCGTTGAATACCATGGTGGGATAGCTATGAAATTTACTACGACAGGAGAAAATGCAGTCATGGGTGTAGTTCCCCCAGATGCACCTGATACAACTAGTCAACGTTATAATGCTACAGTTCATTCTAACATAGAAGATGTAAACGGTAACAGAGTTATAAATGATACCTTGTCTGGTACATTTCATGCGTATAATTATCTGACTAATCCGTTAGGACAAAGAAAACGTAGTGTGTTAACTGGGGATGAAAACTTCATGACTTATGACACAAATATACCTCAGGCTGGAATCTACGAAAGATTAGCTCTAATGATAGGTACTCATCAATTGGTGAATAAAGTTAATATTGAAAAATATATAGAAAGCAATCATTTTAACCATGTCGTAATTGGAAAGCACATGGCCAGTTGTTTAGGCAAAATGGGGGATGTAGTTTTGCAACAATACGATATACCAATGTGTTATCTTTTAGAACCGATACATGGTACTCAAAATCATTATAAAAATACGTTGTTGCAAAGATATTATAACCGTGAGCATCCATTTAGTCGTGAAATGGTTAGTGTTTATGACATGATGAGTTTCGATTATCTAAACAAATTGAAATGGGATGAGCGATTGTGGTTCTCTGGACAGTATTCTAATCCTCAGGGTAGTGGTTTGGCAAATTATCTTTCTGATGTTTATCGCTACAGTAAATGGCACAGAGAATATAGTACTATCGGGTACGACACCAATGATCATGTAAGCGATTTGTCATTTATTGATATAAATTGGGAAAAACATGTCAAAGATCAAATATATTACCGAACTCCAGATGATCAACATGTTATCAGATGGGTCAAAAAATGGGTATATGAATTAAATGAATTAGAAAGTTTAGATTGGACTCGTTTATATGGAGTGGACAATAATGTAGATTATGTTTTTGGACATAATAACAGGTGTATAAAGGTGGTAAATTTTATAGGAAAGGAAAACCAAAGCTATAATTCATTTTTTAAGTTTATGACAGAATGTAATTTACATTTTTATACTAAGCCTGTCAGTATAAAGTCTTATGATCCACGTCCTTACGGTACTAGGCGTTTGTACTTTGATGAGTCTTTCAATATGAGTCTACATGTCGGTACACAAGATAGTATAATTCCTTGGACAGTGCAGACAATGGGTTATCTATACATGACGACTATGTCTCCAAATGCATATAAATATGATATATTCGCTCCCGTTTTGATCGACGCACCTGTTACCAGTGTGCCCTTTCGATTTAGGAGTGCTTAAAGCGTTTCGGTCTTTAAGCACTATATTAACGAAAAATAGTAATATGAGTGTAGATGAGATGGGGTTACATTTAAGCTATATTAAATGTAAGTATGATGATAATGAGATGAAAATAAGTAACCTACGTAATTTAGAGTACGGAAAAGAATTTTTAATGTATCCACAAGAAATTTCTAATATGTTAAAATTACACGACAAGGAATTTATCGCAAATCATAAAATTAAAGGAACTTCGTTGGATTACGACGGATTTGACGGAGTAAATATATATATAGAGGACATTATTGAAGACGAGAACTGTATTTTATATAAACGTTATATGGAAGGTTTATCCAATATTTTTTGTTTGAAGGATAGTCGAGGCCGGTATAACTTTTCGGATTATGATTATATAATCTTCCTTATGGCTAAGGGATATGGAAAGTCGACTTTTTGTAAGGATAATAAATTCTGCCTGGATTTAGATATTATTTTAGAAAAGGAACAAGCTCAAGGAAGATACACATTACCTGATGATCTAGAAGAATTTGATTGGGCAACGTATAATAAAAAAATAGCCACGTTGTATTCTTCGCAAAAAATTACTGAACGTATATTATTTAGTAATAATATGACTTATATAGATGCTATTGAGGGTAAAAAATGTGTAATTAAAATAATAGGTCCTTTTAATCCGTATAATTCTGATCGTATATCGAAAGATCAGTATTTGTTGGCAAGTATGAATTATAAACACGTACAGGAAAGTGATTGTACACTTGTAGCGGATTTTACTCTTAATCCAGAAAATATCGAAGATTTGTTATCTGGTATACACATTGAGCGGAATTATAAAAAAGAAGTGATGAGGGTATGTAAATTGATAAACGAAAAGAAGAAAAACTTAGACAAAGATTACTACTTTCGTAGCTACAATAAATTTGTACGTCGTCGTTTGATGTGCAAACGCATTTTGTATGATGATCTAATCCCTTTTTATGATGAAAGTTTTTCTCTTATGTCTGATGCTAGTATTAGTTTTAAGAATATATTCGAATCTAAATATTATCCTGTTCTTCAAGGACTGAGAACTGCTCAGCAGTATGAAGATTATTTGGCTTTAATAGGCTCAATGAATAAACGTTACATGATTGATGGTGATAACTGGATTGAATTCTGTGATTTAGGTGTTTGTAGTGGAAACTATACTAGTTATGATAAAGAAAAATGCCTAGAAAAGCTGAAATATTGGACTTTAGAGTATAAGGAACATTGCATAGACGGCAGTGAACCTCATTTTCTGGCATTATTCAGTGAAGGGGTAAATGAGTTGTTTAATAATTTAGAAGTAATTCCTAGAGCAGATGATCAGGCTTATACTTTTCGTGAATACTTGCATCTTCCTAAATTTTGGGCTGTTTCTGGTTCTACGTCGATTAAGAGAAAAATAAAAGTCAAAACAACTAATGGAGAAATGAAAGTAAAGCAGACCAAATGGGTGAATGCTATCTTCGATGATCATGATGAACAATATACACGTATAATGGAGAAAAAGAAAACCGCCGATTATAAGATGATCGTTAAAATGGGGAAAGGCAAGACCAGGATTGTCGTTTCCGGTGATCTGGATCTCTATGCAATTTGTGATTACATAGATTATTGTGTAGAAAGATCGATAAAATCGTGCAGCATTAGTATGCTTTATTTAGATGATGATCAAAAGTTAGATTTTTGGATGAAGTTCTGTAAATGCGACGATAGTTACTTTTATATGCCTTTAGATCAAAGTGACTATGATCAAATGGTTAACAAGAAGATGGTTAACATTGTTTTAGAAAGATTTCTCAATTTCTTTTTGTTGCATGCGAAAGATCCGGTAGAAGCACGTAGTATATTTGATCAGGTGTGGCGATGCTTTGAATACGGTTTTATAGAAATCGAAGATCGAAAGGAATTGATTCTAAATGGTGTTATGTCGGGTTATAAGTGGACAGCATTTTTTGACACGGTTATAAATGCATCTGAACTTCACGTCATACGAACTTTTTTAGAAAAGCATTCTTTAGCGTGTATTAGAGACGTCAATTTTCAAGGAGATGATGTATGTTTGATGTTGGATCAGGATGTCGCAACATGCTATTATATATTTTGGTTGTACAAAAAGTTGGGATTTTTGATACATGCCAATAAGTTCTTTTTAAGCAATGAAAGAAATGAATATTTAAGAAAAGTTTCTTTCAAGGGTGAGATAAGAGGATATCCAGCTAGAAATGTAATTTCGTTACTTCAACCGGATTTAATGAGTATCGAAAGCGATGATCAACGTGAAAGATTGACCGTTTATTTGAATGGATATTACAATTTTAGACGTAGAATGCGAAGTCCGATTTCTCTGGATGATAAGATTTTTTATCCAGAAGCAGATTATTACATACCTAATGCTTCAAAACTGATACATGTGCCGAAAAGTTTAGGTGGATTTGGCTTTTGGCCTTTAGTCAGGTCTACAAAGTATAGGTTCTATAAGAAACAATCATATCTACAAAGTGTTGAACAAGATGATAATCTGATGAAAGGCATAAGAGAAGACCCTTTATATAATACTTCATATGATGGAAAGAAGTTGTTTAGTATTCTAAGTCCACAAGCAGGTCGTCATAGGAATAATATTCGTTTTGGAATACGAGAGTTGGATTCTTATATCACTCTTAAAAGTATGAACCTATACTCGGATAGGTTGGATACATTACCGTCAGATATTTCTTTATACTCGTTTAGAAATAATTCTGAAAATAATTCGCTTCGTAATTCGATTTTCTTTGATTCATATATCAGATCATTGGATATAAGTGATTTAGAGAAAATCTTTAATTTTTCATTTAATATTAATAACGCTTCGTTAAGTGTTGTTAAAGCAATCGTAAACAATGAACTTTTTTCGGCTCCTAAAATGTTCTGTTATAGTGAATCATCTTGTTCTATCGTTTTTAACAGATTGATTAAATATAACATGCTATTTTTTATGAAAGACAATTATCTAACACTAGATAAATTGAAAAGAATTGCTTTTACTATGGAATTAAAATTCGATAAAATTATGGAAAAATTGTATGATTGCAAGGATTACTCATAAATGAAATCTAAGCAAACAGGAATACAAAGTTCAAGATTAAATTAAATTGTAAAATTAAGAAATGAAATTGATTCCAAAGTAGTCAGGACAAAAAGCAACGATAAAAATAAAAATACTAATAAGATGTTTGAATTAAAATAAAAATGAAATGAAAATAAAAACAAACAAAAAATATGTGCAAAAATTAAAAAACAAAATATATAAAAAACACACAAAAAACAAAAAAAGAAAAAACAGATAAAAAACAAAAATAAAACAAAAAAAATAT